ATAGTATGGTTCTTGTGTTGTTGTCATAAAATGTTATAGTAATATTATACTGATGATTCAGATTTAAACAAGGGTTTTTTGGTTGAAACCTTATTTTCTTTTAAAATTTTTCTTATTACGCAAGAGCCAGTAAATCTCTGACTGATGCGTTTCGGTACTCATAATTTGATATGTATATCTTATCAAAATCCTGATGAATATCAATCAAATTTTAATATCTGATGTCTTTGCTTTGTGAATTAAAGCGTTGTGAAAGCGGGATCAGAATACCTTTATTGTCATAAGTTGTTGGGTCTGCGGATTTGATTTGATTTGGACTGCGAACTAAAAAGATTTCTTCTCCTTTGTTTGTGCCGGGAAAACCACCCTTTATCCATCTAGAGTCTCCTTCATCGGTTCCCCTAACACCAACTAGATTTCCATTTTCGTCGTTTATAATTGGATCATTTATTCGTAAGTACACAGAGATTACGTTCTTCCCATATCTAGACGATATTCTTTTTGAGTTGGTAAAATAGAATCCCTTTCCCGCAAGTAGAACTTTAGCCTTTGATGAGTCAAATGTTGTAAAATAATCAGAATTTGTTCCGTGAAACACTGGACCTACATTATATCCAGCCTTCTTTGCGGCTTCATCTACCAAAAATTGCACTTTTTCCATATCACCAGTTTCGACTGCATTATGGTATACATCATCGGGTGATATAGGAGAAATATCATTATAAATTTCTTTATTTTCTAAAATAGATTTATATAATGATATATAAGCATCCTCTAATAGAACAGAATCGTTATCTCTCATAAATTAATACTTAGTTTGTTTTTCTCTTTTCTTTTAGCCCAAGCTAGTTTCATTTTTTCTCTAGTTGATTCGTTGTGAGTTTTACCAAACATATTATTATTTTTACCAGCATTAACTTTTTTAAGTTTTTCTCTTGTTTCTTCGGAAATAGGATTTTTTTTATAGAATTCTATCATTCTAAGTCTTTGTTCTTCTTTTGTTTTTTCATTCCAATATCTTTTGTTGAATTCTTTTACTTTTTCTCTTTGTTTGTCAGAAATCCAAGGTAAACCTTTTTTTCTACGAGTTTCTACCATTTTCTTCCAAGATTCTTTACTTCTTTTCTTTAAGGCTTCTTTTTGTTTTTGTATAGTTTCTTTTGATTTAGGTTTTCTCATTTTATTCTTTGTAGCTTCCGATAATCTATAACCTCCTTTGTTTACAAAGTTTTTACCACCATTATGTTTATTAAAAAATCTTGGATTTTCAGCAGCATTTACTTTTATTAAGAATCTTGATTCATATGATAAAGTTTCTTCTGGTGTTTTAAAATGTTTTATTTTTAAAACTTCAAATGAATTTATACCATCTTTCTTTATCAAATCTTTTATGATTTTTGAAGTAGTCTTATATCCAGATTCAGTCATAAAATTTGATGAATCTGCTGATGAATTTATTTTACAACCAGCATAATATTTTTTAGTTGGTTTATGTCTTATAATATAAAAATATGGTATTGCCATATTTATACTTACTCTACTCGACCTGTAGAATATTAAAATAATTCAGATTCATCAAAACATTGATCCTTTTTTGAGTACTCAGTTGGCTTTTGGTGGAAAAAATCCGTCATATTATTTCCAAATAATTCTTCTGTAAACCATTTTGTTTCTTTAAGAATTTCCTTATCAACTTCAAAAGCTTTTCTGAAACCAATTTGAACAAGTGATTCATTAATGCGATTCTTGATGAATTCTTTAACAATAGGAGCAGTGAGTCCATCTTCTTGGATTCCATTAATCATCCAATCAACAATCTTTGCTTCAGACTTAAATGCTTCACCTGCTTCTTGTATTATTTTGTTTTCAAGATCTTCGTCAAAAAGTTCTGGATATTCCTGACGAATGGTGTTGACGATTTTGATACCAACAAGAGCATGAATGTTCTCTTCGTTGCGAGTATATTTCACCTGCTGATCTGTATCTTTAAGAACATTCTTAAAACGAGCAAACCAATTGATTACATAGAACTGAGAAAACAAACTAACATTCTCGACAAATAAAGTAAAGAGAATGATTGCATAAAGATATTGCTTCTTTGAATCTTTGTAATACTTGTGGGTATACTTACGAAGATATTTTACACGACCTTGAATCCATTCAAGTTTCAAGTTTTCTTCAAATACATCTTCAAGTCCGAGTACAGAAAGGAGTCTTTCGTAAGCATTATTGTGAATAACTTCTGTGTTTGCCATCACATACCCAAGATCTTGCATGGCAGGATGTGGAAGATTTTCTCCAAGCTTTGCCCAAAAAGTTTTGACTGCAATTTCAATTTGACCGATTGCTGAGAGAGTACGAATAATAATTTCTCTTTCTTGTTCTGTGAGATTTACTTTGAATTGTTGAACATCTGATTTAAATGAGAATTCTTTGTCAGTCCAGAAGCCATTGTGCATTGCTTCGATGAATTCTTCTGTCCAAGGATAGAGGTTAGGTTTACGGCTGATTTGTTCGTCAAATATCTTAGTTAGTTCGCTTTTCATAATTTATACTAATACTTATTAGTATTCTAGCTGAACTTCCCTATCAAAACAACTCTTATTTTTTAATTTTTGTTGGTTTTTTATTTTTCTTTGTTTTTTTGGTAATTGATCTTTGTAGTTCGGATTTGTATAATTTCATACTAATATATTTTAAAAATCTAGCATGATCCAAATAAGTTAAATTATTACGTAATCTGGATTCAGCATACATAACTTGAGTTTCACTCCAATCTGGTTCTAGATAATGGATTAACTCATGATATGCAGTTGCTATGACTTCTCCACGTGGATCTATAGTAATATCATCCCAGTTACAAAGACCATCAGCACCTCTTAATTTCTTAAATAAGAAAAATTCAGGTGGTTTTCTTCTAGCTAAATTCAAACATTGATCATAAAGTTTATTAATTTGTGTTTTGGTTAGCTTTTTCATCCAATATATTTATTCATTTTTCTTATATCTATTTGTAGATATGAGTTCATGTAATATATTGATAATGATGAACATTGAACAAAAAGTATTAAAATTATATTCTATGTTCAATTTAAACAGATTATTAAAACTCCAAATTAAAAGAAATGGAGATGAAACTACATAAACTATATCTAAAAATATGAATATCGGTATAAGTTTTTTCATTCACAGAATGATATCATTTTAAAAAAATAAGTCAATCTCAAAAAAATACTTGAACATGAAGAGGACAGCTGTTAATATTCTCATATGTTCGATATAAAGCAAACAAAAATCTATAAGAACCTAAACAAGGATAAAGATTACTATAATGTTTCAAGTGGAAATGATTTTCCGATAATGCGTTATATTACAAACAATAATGACACATTTCCTTCTGTTTTTTATTTGGATGATACTTATAGTGAAAAGATTTTCCATTATCTTTTTGAGAAAGGCAAGCTAATTCAGTTTAGTGCAACTGGTAAAATCAGTTATATTACGAAAAATAAAATTGCATTTAGGGGTGGTGCATTTTGGTTTTCTTATAAAGATATTTTTGTAAAACTATCCGATAGGGGTGGTGATTCCGAAATAGATCAAGTTAATATTGGAGGAGTTCCAATTAGATTTGCTTCTTCTAGGGAAGAAGATGAGATTAGAAATCATAAACCTTCTGTGGAAAGAAAGTTCGACGTTGCGATTTTTGCTCCATCTTCTGTTCAGGATTTTCATTTTGAGGATTTTGAAAAGTTCACTGTAACAGAAACCGGATCAAGAGTTCATCTTTTCATCAAGGATCAATATGGCGAATATTCATTCCAACCAATTAATGTAAATGTTCCAGAGGGAATTGATCTTAAACTTAATTATGGTAGCAAATTTGAAGAAGTAGATTCTACAATTAAGGAACGTTTGACTAATAATAAAAGTGGTTTGTTCATGTTTCACGGTCCACCCGGCACAGGGAAAACCACCTACATCAAATATCTAGCTGGACAAATCAATAGAGATTTCATCTATATTCCAACTACTATGATTGAGAATTTCACATCAGACCCAAACTGTTTAAATGTTTTGATTCAAAAATCAAATTCAATTATTATTTTGGAAGATGCTGAAAAGGCGATTATGAAAAGACAGGGTGATGGACTTGATTCATCTGCTGTGTCCGCTCTTCTTAATCTTTCCGATGGTATTCTTAGTGATATTCTAAAGACTTCCGTTATCTTGACTTATAACTGTCCGAAACAAGATATTGACATTGCTCTTAGAAGAAAAGGAAGACTTCAAGTTGATTATGAGTTTGGTAAACTTTCGGTTTCAGATTCAAAGAAACTTGCAAAACATCTTTCATATAAGAAGGACACGATAGAAGGCATCACAAAGCCTATGGCTGTTGCTGACATTTATAATCTTGAAAAGGAAGTAGATCTTAACGAGGAAAAACCTGATGAAGAAAACAAAGACAGAGTCGTTGGATTTGGAAGAGCCTGATTTCAAAAGTCTAATTCATTTGTATAATTGTTTCTCTGGAATAAAATTCTTCGAGAAAAATCACAAATATGAAATTGACGGATTACCTGCTAAGAAATCTGTTTCTGGTCTGATTTCTCAATATGAAAAGAAATTTGATTCTGAAACAAATGCAGCAAGAACTGCGAAAAAAGATGGAGTTTTGATAGAGGATGTTCTATATAAATGGGAAGCTAATAAAAATTATTCATGTCATAAGGGTTCTGAATTTCATCTTTATGTTGAAAACTTCTTTGAAAGAAGACAAATTCCAATTGATAAGAAGGCATTGATACAACACTTATCCAATCCAACAAATTTAGATAAATGTGATGGATATTGGCATGAAGATCAATTAGTTAATTATTATAATGAAATGGCTCTACTCATAAGAAATTTTAATAATTTTTATGAATGGTGGAAAGAAAAATTCATTTTGATCAAGTCGGAATTTGTTATTGGTGATAAGGATTTTGGTATCTGTGGAACTATAGATAATCTTTCCTTTAATAAAGAAAAAGGGACATTTGCTCTTTTTGACTATAAAACAAATAAAGAAATCAAACAGACAAATTCATATGGAGAATCTTTACTATCTCCTTTTGAGCATATTCCTAAATGTGAATTATCAAAATATTCACTTCAATTGCATCTATATAAAATAATATTTGAAAAAAATACTAATTTTAAAATTGATGATCTTGGTATTGTTTGGGTCGCTGGTAAGGATGATTATGTTTTATATGAACCTCTAGATTATTCTAAAGAAGCACTCATTATGTTGAATAACGCATAAGTATCTTTATTTTATATGAGAAATTTAAACATAACAGTAGAATATTTAAAAAATAAAAATAAAGTTCTTCTTTTAACAACGAGTAATCGTTCACCTAAATCTAAAGACACACCGAAAAGCACTAAACTCGCACAATACATAAAAGATAAATTGGAAAAGTATGATATTGAAGTTGTTATTTTGAATATTCCTGACTTGAATATTTTACCTTGTTCTGGTAATGTAAGTGAATCTGAAGGAAATGTATGTGGTGTTAAAGACACACTATTAAAAAATAAACAAAAAAATCCTTCCGGTTATCATCGTTGTTGGGTATCTTGGGCACATAAAGAAGATGAGCTTTGGAAAATAACAAAAGAATTATTTGAATCTGATGTGGTTTTATTTTTTGGTTCTGTTCGTTGGGGACAAACTAATGCTTTTTATCAAAAATTAATTGAAAGATTAAATTGGCTTGAAAATAGATGGACAACATTAGAAGAAGATAATGTTATAGAAAAAATAGAAGCTGGTATAATATTAACTGGTCATAATTGGAACGGAGCAAATGTTATAAAAACACAAAAACAAGTTTTAAAGTTTTACGGGTTTGAAGTTCCAAATGAACTATCTTGGAATTGGCAGTATACTACGGATTATATGGAAGAATCTCAGGAAAGTTATAAAGAAGATCCGAAGCTATTTGAAAGAGTTTTTAATATAACATTAAACCTCAAAGAAGAATTTAAAAATTGGATTAGTAAAAAAATAAAAAATTTGTAGAAATGGGATTAGCGAAGAGTAAATATTGTAAACAACACTATGAAATTCGATCCCCTTCAAACAGCTTACCTCAAGGTAATTAATGAAAACGCATCCAGTGGTGCAGTAGACGCAACCAAAAAGCAAGTAGGAAAACCATTTGGTCATTCCGAAAATGATAAAAACACCCACAATTTCTATGCTGATTCTGGTCCAGAAGCAGCTGATGGTGAAATCAAAGATCCCGAAGAGGCTCCTTCTGAATTGACTACAGCTGGTTCCGAATCAACACCTAAGAAAGCTGACGATTCGACAAAGGATTTAACAATCAAGGGTGATAAGCTCAATAAGGAATCCAACAATCCATTTGATGTACTTTTCAAGAAAATCATTTCCGAAGATACATTTGATTTTTCAACAGAAACAGATAACACATTAACCCCTGATAGTGATTTTGGTGGTCCTGAAGGAATCGGTCGTTCTTCCGAAGACGAAGATGAGGAAGAAGATGACGACTATTTCAGTGATGATGAATCAGAAGAAGAGGAAGAACACGAATCTCTCGAAGAACTTATTTCAAAAATCAAAGAACTCGTAACAAAGTTAGAAGACAAACTCCATGAACATGAAGGTCATGAGGATGAAGAACATGAAGGTCATGAGGATGAAGAAGAGTCCGATGAAGATCACGAAGACCATGAAGACGAAGAAGAGGAAGTCAGTGAAGAAGCAGTAGAAGCTGATGTTCTCGGTCATGCTCTCGTAGATCAGGAAAAATTAGAAGCTGGTCTCACCAAGAAAGCAAGTTCTTACATCAAGACAGCAACACCAGTAAAGTCAAACGGCAAAAAAGCAGAAGTTGTAAAGGGTAAGAAAGTAACAGGTAAGCCTGAAGATTTCAAAAATGATTCAGGTATCAGCAAACTCCAAGCAAAGGACAATAATGTAGGTGCAGTTCAGACAGGCAAATATCTTTTCGATCAAAACTAAGATAAATTAAAAATAAATTAGAAAACCCCTCTTCGGAGGGGTTTTTTATTGTAAGTATTAATAATGAACTTTAAACAATTCTTTTTGGAAAAAGATGAACTTGGTTTGGAAACACCTCATCATCATTCGTTGAATAGAATGATGGGAAGTAGAATCACAGGGGATAAAATTGGACCTATGGTTGCAGCAGTTCATAAAAAGAAAAAGAATCCAAAGATAGAAGCAGCAAAAAAAGGAATCAGAAGATGGATACCTGAATTTGAGGCAATGAAAATATTTAAAGATCATCCTCATATAACACCAGAAAACGTAAAAACAAAAGGCCCATTACGTCTTAATAGTAATGAAAACTTTTTAGTAGTAATAGGATTTTGTCCTATTAGAAAACAATATTATTTAAATTGAAATGGAAACACTTCGTTACTTAGATAAATCACGAAATCAAAATGAAAGAAATCTTTTCAGTATATGGTGGAAAGAACAAATTCATATATATGGTCAGCAAATAAATTATTTTGTTAATAAATCTGCTCTATCAGGAATGAACGTTCTATATGGAGAAGAACCTGATGCTGGATTTTTAAATAGTCAATCGATGATAGTTTTATTAAATCTTACTAATGACTCTTATTTGCTTTCTAAATTTGGTATAATCGCTGACAGTGATTTGAATGGTGTTATACATCCGGAAGATTTTACTTCGGTATTTGGTTTATCTAGTGAACCTAAACCAAGTGATCTTTTGCAGTTATCTGAATTTGGTAGTGATCGTATTAATTGGCCTAAAAGAGGTGCTTCTGTTTATGAATTAACAGAAGTAATAGATGAATTTGTAATCAATCCTTTGGGTGGACATTATGTTTGGTTTTTCAAAGCGAAACGTTACGATTACAGTTACGAAGATGGATCACCCGGTTCTGGTGTTGGCAATAAACCTATTAATGATAATGATGCACTAGAAGCTTTAGCTCAAAGTAATTTCAATTATCCTGAAGATAATCCTTGTAGTAACACTAATGTTTACGGAGATTATTAAACATACTGATGTTCAGTTTTCTCATTAGTTTCGGAGAAAGGAATATCAATATTATATTCTTGATTGAGAATTTTTCTTGCTATAATATCTTCCGTAGAAGAGATGTAATCTCTTATCTCTAAGGGTTTAAAAACAATATCATCGAAATCCATACCCTTTTCTTCGCATTTATCTGCGATTAGATTTATAGCTTCATATAATGCTATCCATCTAGCCCACATTGATGTTTCTTCGTGAATCACTTTCCAGTTTTTATTTGTTTTCATCTTGTAAAGGAAGTAGAGAGGGACTTGTTAGGTTATTAACTATAACTGGTTCTGTTACTCTAGCTACTACGAATTGTATATTCACTAGGTTTTTCTTTTTGCAAGATACACATTCAAATTCTGCTCTCTCATTCTGATCGGGTAAGAAAGTCATTACATTTGACTTATCGCAATAAGCACATTCTAATATAGTAGAAAGATTTTCAAGGGTATCTAGTTGCTTTTGGTATGTTTTTTGAGTAAAATAATTTTTAATTATTGTTCCGATAAACGTAAAAACAATATATTGTAGTGCAAATATCAATAGAAATGCTGACCAAAATTTACCATTAATAAGGTATACTCCAAGACCAGCAATTGATGAAACAGCTAAAACGGTTAAAGTTGATTTTAATATTTCCCAAGGAATTTTTATTTTTAACATAACAATATGTTATAATGATAACACAAATATGTCAATAATTATTTTACCTTTATTTTTATTGTAGCTCTTACTGGGTCGGATTCTGGTAACTTGGTTTCTGGTGATTGTACTGGATTCTGAGATGGTTGTGGTCCAGCTAAATTAGAAGCATTTACAAATACATAACCAACATCTCTGATTAATTCTAATGCTTTTTTGCATTTCTTAAAAAGAACAATCAAATCATCTCTTTGTTTTGATGAAATTGATGGATTATTTTTAACGCATGATGCTATTTTTGATGCACCTGTTGTTAAGAATGCAAAACTATCAGCAAAATCATCTACCGCAGTTTGTAAAGGCCAAGGAATACTTGGAACCGATTCCGGTGGAGGATTTGTTATATCATCTTGTGGTAATCCATTTTGATATGGATAAGATGCAGTATTTCTTGTTGATTGAGGAACAAAATCCTTTCTAGCTGGTGTAGAATAAGCAGGATACGACTTATTAGCCGTATCATAAACTTCATTTATGATTTGTTCCAAATCCATTTACTTTACGTTTCCTATCTTAACAAGATTACCACATCTACCACATGACCAACGACATTCCTTTATGGTTTCGTTTGTCTTTGGGTCTTTCTTTTCGTTGACTCTACCCTGAACTTGTGCACCACAGAAAGTGCATCCGATTGGGCGATTTTCAACTACTGCATATTGAGGATTGTTATTCATATTTTATATTTATCTACTTTCTGATGGATTCCAAGTTTTTTCTTCAATATGTTTATTTTCTTTGTGATGTTGTGCTCTATTTGCTTCTTCTTGTTGTTTTAAAAGTTGAAGTTCTTTGAATTTATGAGTTATGAATCTGCAAAGTTCAGAACGAACAATGTCTTCTTCTCCTAATTCCATGCAATGAATACCATGTTTTCTTGATTCTTCGTTATTGAATAATTCATAGATCGCATTGAATCCGGATTTACCCACAGGAAGATCACTTTGTTCTGGATCACCACAAAGAAATACCTTTGAAAATTCACCAATACGACTCATTAATGTGTGAATTTCTCTTCTTGAGAAATTCTGAACTTCATCAGCACAAACAAATTTAGCCGAGAAATGAAGACCTCTAGCAAAGTTAATTGGGCAGATAGTAAGACGATTATCTTTTTCTAATCTGTCTAATTGTGCTTTACATAAAAGTTCTTCAAATTTATCGTGGAAAGGTGTGAGATAAACATTGAATTTCTCAGCAATATCGCCCGGTAAAAACCCAAGCTTAGAATCTGAAGATTCTACTGCCGATCTAACTAAAACCAAATCAGATATTCTTCTTCTGTTCAATAAAGTTAAACCACAATACATTGCTAATGTTGTTTTAGATGTACCAGCTGGTCCTTTTAGAAGTAAAACCTTTGTATTTTTATCAAAAAAAGTTTCTATTATTTTTTTCTGATTATCAGTCCAAGGAAGTTCTTTTATAGATAAATCAAATGAAATTTTATCTCTTTGAAAGACGTATAAACTTTTGTCTTCTTTGTTATTGGAATCTGGTATGGTTTGTTCATGAACGATTCTTCCTGATTGTTTACGTTCAGAACCTTTTTTTGGGCGTTGTTTTTTGCTCATAAAATTTTAATATCTTTAGATATTATTTTCCCGTTGGTGTTGTTGGGTTTTGTTGGGATGCTACAGATTCCGGACTTTGAATCGTATAAGGTGTAACATTAGTTCCCGATTGATCTTTCGGTGCTTCTTTTTCTGGTGTTTGGTTTTTATCTACCAATGGAGCACCTTTGTCTTTTAATGATTTTACTACATCGGGATGATCTGTTTCAAATTGATCCCATGTATTATAGAGTGTATTTTTATTATCAATTAAGTCGGCAAAACTTTGAACAGGATCTTTTTTAGCCTGTTGTGGATTAGCATTAGTTGTTGCTTTTAAAGTTGTTTCTGCGGTTTGAGCTACAGCATTTGTTCCTTGTGCTCCTAAATTTCTGATATAATTAGTTAAAGCGGGTATTTCATTTTCAACCAAAAAGTTTTGGATGACGGAATCGAATTTATTAATCATAATATGATATTATTACTTATCACCAATCTTTACAAGCTTGATATTTAGGAGTACCGGGCTTTGCGGAAGAACATTTATGTCTTGCTCTGAATGATTTTCTTCTTTTTGGATTATTTTTACCAACTCTTACGCCAGCTTGTCCCCAATGAATTCTCTTATAACCACCGCTTGGTGATTTTACACATTTCATCCACTTTTTACCTTTTCTTGTTGAGTGAGATTTCTGTGTTACTTTTGTGCATCGTGATGATTTTGCTTCGTTTAATAATTTTTCAACTAGGACATCGAATTTGTTCATATGATATTACTTATCTTTTTTAGTTACAATAAAAGTTTTTATTAAAAAGTGGTTTTTATCAGGGTAAATAGAATTATACAATAATATGTCTACTTTATCCATCTCATCTCCCGGTGTACAAATAAATGAAGTTGATCTTAGCTTGACAACACAACCAGCAGGAGCTACTAATGTTCTTATGGTTGGTTTTGCTAGTCAGGGTCCAACTCAAACCTTTGTCAATGTTTCAAGCATAAGTGAGTACCAGAGTATATTTGGAACTCCAACAAATGCTGCTGAAAAATATCTTTACTACTCAGCACAGCAAGTTTTAAATAATTCACCTGCTAACTTAATCGTAAATAGACTTCCTTATGGTTCAGGTAACGGTAATGGTTATGCTAATAACTACAGTGCTTTAGTTTATCCGATAAATTCAAATTCAATCGGTGGTATTTCAGCAATTAATTTTTCAAACGGATTAGTAGCTTCTTTAAGTGGTACTTTATATAACGATAGCTTTTATTCAGCATACAGCAGCGTATCTTTAGCTACAGTTCCACTTTTAAGTTCATATGTTCAGGTTTTACCAACAACATCAATTCCTTCATTCACGTTAACTGGTGGTGGAAAAGATGGAACTCCGAATAATCCAGCAAAAGGAACATTAACCTTAAATACTTCTGGTGCTATTACAGGTGTTAATTTAACACTATATGGATTTGGTTATAATCAAACTTATTTAACAAATTCGACTATAGTTTTAGGTGCTTCTAGTTTTAACACCAACTATTTCACATATTCATCTACAGCATCAACAGCAAATCCAAATCAATATGCAAATGGAAACTACTATACTTTAGGTGAACCTGTTTGCATTCAGCTTTCTGATGCAGACTATCAAAATTTAAGCCAAAATAATATAGCATGGAGTGATTTCCAATCGGGTTCTGCTTTCCCATCAATAACAGGAGTTGGTAATATTGGAAATGCAGGTTTAATTGTTTTAAATGCTAATAAGAGAAGTGTAAACAACTTATTCGAAGGATACTATGTTGCTATTGCAGATAATACAACTATAAATCCATCTACTAAATTTAATTGCGTCACTGGAATCAAATCGGTTAATTCTACTGCAAGTGCTATTGGTGGTATTAACCCAATTCCATATACAACAATTCCACAAAGTCGCTTGACATTCCAATTAAGTGCTGATGCAGGTAGCTTTACTAATAATAGCGTTTCTCAAGCAATTGAAAATTATCCAACCGGATATAATTTCGCATCAACACAGTTCAATGATAGTTTAATAGTTATGTTGCTTAAGGTTTCAACCTCGACATACAATCAAGACACTGTTCTTTTAAATTACTCAATCGCAGAAGGTTATTCTGGTTCATTATATGCAAATAGAACTCAGAATAATCCAAATGGTGGTTCGCCTATTTCATATTATTTACCGAACATTGTTAATCAGAAATCCAATAACATTAAAGTATATGTAAATCCATATATCTCTAATCAGGGAAATTGGATTGGAAATGATGGTAGTGTATTAAAACAGACTCGTGTATCTGATGCTACAAAGAATCTCTATCCATCGGGTGTATATCAATCACAAACTGATGTAAATTCAAAAATCATAGGAAATGTTCCTAATAAATTGCAGACTGTTATAAATCAAATACAGAACAACGATCAAATTCAAATCGATGTTGTTGCTGAAGCTGGTTTAGGTACTATCTACGCAACAAGTAATCAATTATCATCGGTAAGTTTAGCATATGATGATACATTAACTCCAAGTACTCTTGGGTCTCCTACTGCGACAAACACCGATGGTTCCGTTGGAACTGGTTTATATGACACAACTGGTAAGAATTCCTCGGCTGGAACTGGAGTGGAAGCAGATTATCTCTCTATTGCTAATCAGTTTGCTTCTTTAGCAAGTAGCGTAAGAAAAGATCATGTCTTCATAGCAGATCCAGTTCGTCAGATTTTTGTACAGGGTTACAACGGAAAAGTTTCTACTTATCCAAGTTTCTCATTCTCAAATCAAATATATTGGCCTTTAGTAAATTTATATTCTGCGATCAATAGTAGTTATGTAGTAACATATGGTAACTGGCTCAAAGTAAGTGATCCAGTTGGTGGCTCTTATATCTGGTTACCTCCATCTGGTTATGTAGCAGCTAATATCGCATCTGCTTCACAGAATGGTAATCCTTGGGATGCTGTAGCTGGATTTACACGTGGTGTTTTAAGTAATGTAGTAGATATTGCTGTAAATCCAACACAGAAACAAAGAGATCTTCTTTATAAGAGTGCGATCAATCCGATTGCATTCTTCCCCGGTGAAGGCTATGTAATCTATGGTCAGAAAACTCAGTTAGATCAACCTTCAGCATTCGATAGATTGAATGTTCGTAGATTGTTCTTAACATTAGAGAAACAAACATTGAACTTACTTAAGTTCTTTGTATTCGAACCAAACAATTATATCACACAACAAAGATTAGTTGGTGCTTTAACACCACTCTTTGATAATGCTAAGATTAACGGTGGATTATATGCATACCAAATTGTATGTGATTCACGTAACAATACACCATCTGTAATTGACTCAAACTCATTAGCAGTTGCAATTTATATCCAACCAGTGAAGACAGCAGAATTCATACTCTGTGACTTCATAGCAACAACAACCGGAACTAACTTCAGCGAAGTAATAGGAAACGGCAAATTCTAACATATAAAGGATAAATAATATTATGGCAGGAATACTCGACAACTACGGAATACAAAACTTCTACAACACAGCTGCAACTAATGACTTCGCTCGTCAGAATTTATTCAGAGTGATATCATTAGGTGGCACAACATTCAATCAGAACCAACTGATTTACGTAACAACTACAACATTACCAGCAAAGGCAATAACAAACGTCGAAGTACCATTTATGGGACTTAGATTCAATGTACCCGGCACGGTAAACTATCCAAATAGTGCAGGTTGGCAAGTTACATTCAGAATGGACTCTGCTTTCAATATCAGAAGCATTCTTGAAGCTTGGCAGCAATCTGTATTTAGTGATATTACAAGTACTGGTGCTTACAATATTCCTTCTCTCGATCAAGCTAATCAGATTGTATTAGCTCTTATCGATAAGCAGGGTAATGTGCTTAAAACATATACACTTTACGGTGCATGGCCCCAGCAGATCGGTGAATTAAACCTCGACATAACAACAGCTGGTGAGGTTTTAACTCAGCCCGTAACTCTTGCTTATCAATATTGGAGAGCAGTATAATTTAAGCATCAGGCATAAATATTATTATGCCTCCTGAAAACAGTCCATACTCGTATTACTTAAATTTATTAGGTAAATGGCCTACTAGCATTGCTTTAGCAAGTCAATGGTTTCTATTCTTTGACTTTAGCTCAGTAAATGTTTTAACAGGTAATTTACAAGGTATTATAAATTCAAGAGAAGCGAATTCGAATTGGAATTATGATGAAAATGCGAGAGCTTATCTATTAGATGGCTCTGTACAAGCCTCTATAGGCAATATGATGGGTTGTGCTTTTGCTAGACAAGTAACATTACCAAGTGAAACAATAAATGCTTCCAATCAGGGATTGGAATATGGTGGATTTCAAGCTCCTGCAACTTCTTCTGGTAGAGAAAAATATGAAAAGTTTTCTGTAACTATGTTGGAAACTAATGCATCTTTTATGGATTTGGTGCTTAGACCTTGGGCTATAGCAACTGGTTATAATGGATTGGTTGCACGTGCTAAATCATCTCCCAATTATGTTAAAGCTAATTTCTGTGATGTTGTTATGTTAGCTAAAACAGCACCTAATATTCAAATGGGTATAAGAAAAGTTTATAGATTTTTTAATGTAGCACCCACAAAAATTCCAACAGAAGAATATTCATATATGGAAGAAGGCTTGAGAACAGGTAGTGTTGATTTTGTTTATGATAACTATTGTGTATGGGATGGAGATACTGGAAGTTTGGTATCTCTTAGCTAATTTATATTAAGTGAATTTGTACAACTATAATATTGATTTACCTTTCTGTAACAAAAAAATTTCTTTTAGAGAGATAACTACAAATGAACAAATAGCAATAGCTAAAGCAGTATTATCATTCCCTAATAAAAAAGACAGTTATTTGGAATTTAATAATTTTTTTTTAGATATTTTATTAAATTGTGTAAAAGAAAAAGAAGATTTTAAACAAATCAATATTATTGATTATGTGCTTTTTGTAACAAAATTAAGAATAATAAGCATAGGAGAGACAATACAATTAGTAACAGAGTCAGATAACCCAAATGCTAAGTCTTCAAAAATAACATTAGACTTGAATGAATTTTTAAAAAATATTTATTTAAATGGACAAAAGTTATTAACTGATAATTTAATAAAATATAAAGATATAGAAATAAAAATATCATGGCCTCATTTGAATTCAATTAAATTATTTCAGAATTTAATATTAAAAAACGAAAACAATTCCTCTTTATTTTTAGATAGTTATCAAGAATTCATAGAATATATAAAAATAAAGGATAATAAAAT